CGCCAATAGAGTCCAGCTTGGCTTTTTCCGTTGCTGTAAACTGCTTATTGGTGGTGCCGGGGTCAATGTCATCGAGCGTGTCGGTGGTCACATTAAAAAGGTTTTCAGTCGCTGTAGCCTTGATTTGGGCGAATGTAACCTTTCGATCTGCGGTGTCTGTGCCCTGCCGTGTCAGAAATAGGTCGTTATTCTGAGGCGTGACTCCGGATGCGAGCGTGCGAAGGGTTTTGTCTGTCATGTCGAGTCTGCTCCGTAGTACCTATCAGAAAAAGAATTGTCAGTAAAATAGCGCAGCGATGCGTCATCGTCATTAAAATAAATTATATCGTTAAAGGCTCCCTCAAATGTGTAGGGATTCTGCTTGCCGTCATCGGTGAAATATTGGTTTAGCAGGCCGTCATCGTTATAGAAGAAGTTTCCTGTAGGCTCAATAGTTGAGGTTATTTCCACCAGCGTTATTGCAAGCCAGCCGTCAATCCCGTGCCAATCATTGGCAGATAGGCAGTCAAACACCTTGCCGTTAAAGCTGATTCGGTCTCCTGATACGTCGCGCGCGAGGTCTTGAATATTCTTTGCAGCGTAAAACGTGAAATAATTGCGGTTGAAATCTAGTCCGAGCTGCTCATAGCGATTGCGAGGCACAGGCTGGAGGCTGCCGGAAACCACTATGGGGCTGTCATAGTTTGATTCGTCGAGGCCAATCTCGTTTGTGGTGCGCGTCAGGAATCGATAATAGAGAACCTGCTGCATTCCGATTGCGGTTAGCGCGATTTTGAGGATGTTGGATCCGGGAATCATTGCTTCTTCTCCACGGCGTTTTGCATACTGGCGAGCATCATTCCTGTGTCGATCAGCGGCTTGGTGGATACGGTCTTGGCTCGGGCGTTCTTCTGGCGGCGGCGATATAGGCGCCCGGCCAATGTCGAATCGGCAAGCGCAGGTGAATTGATCTGCTTGATCTTGTGCTGCACGTCGCCACGGGCACGCACGCCGATAATGTCGAGAACATTACGCAGCGTCTCGCCTTTCAGCATAGCCCTTGCGCCGCGCTGGGCATAGCCCATCCACTCGGCCCGCTTCTCAGCAATCGTGGTGCGGAAGAAGCTGCGCGGGGGAATAAACCCGCCGTTGCTCGTTGTGCCAAACTCTTGAATTGCTGCGACGTAGGCAATGGGCGTGCCGTCCTCGTACTTGGCACCTTCAAACCAGCCCACCTTGCCCACAAGATCACCCTCGCCAAGAGCCAAAATTAGGCTATCAAGCTGCTTTTTTCCGGGTCCATCTTTGCGAATCACTTTCATTCAGAACACGCCCCCCACTTTTCGAAAGGCGCGCAGCTCGGGCAAGCCGCCGACATAGAACCCGCCAGACGCCTTGAGCTGTAGCAGGGCAAAAAGCTGTTGCCCGTACCCGGTGAGACCGAGCCACCACTGCCACTGATTGCGCTGCGGCGGAGGGGTCATGGAGACGCTAATTTTGTCGATGCCGCTGCTCTGCACCTGTCCGGGAGTCTGCCCTGCAATCATGCTCGCTGATAGCTGCACGAGGTGCGCAGTCATGAGATATAGCGCGCGGGTTTTCACCGCGTCCTTGAGTCCGATATACCAGTTTGTGGATGTTTCCGGGCTGATAAACGAACAGGCAGCATCGAATTGAGTCTGCAATGACTCATCGCTGTAAACTGCTTCGCTTGCAAATGCGGGGAAGGCGGCGCGGAACGCGGCCACATCAAACGTGATTACCGACATTCCGCGACCTCCATAATCAAATTAACGGCGCTTTTTGCCCTCGGTCGGTAGAACCGGGGCGGCTTGACCGTCGCCATCTACATAATCATTCGGCGTCAGCGGGGCTGATTTGTCACGGGATACCATGTCGGGCACCACCGATTCAACCTCAGACCGAGCTTCCGAAAGCACAATGAAACCAGCCGCGACGTGCTGATTGAACAGGGGAATCTGTTTAAGGATTGCCACCTGTTCATCATCAACTTCCGTGACCACACCCTGCGGCGTAATCAAGAATTTATCGGGCAGGTTAGCACCGCCTTTGATCGACACAACGGCCTTCACTGCGTGAGTTCCGTTCTCGTTGTTCTGGTATAGGGTATAATCCATACCAGAAGTTAGCGTCGAATAAATATAGTGCTTTGCCATGCTGAGTACTCCTTTTGGTGTTACACACCCGAGTAGCGAACAACCGCATACGGGCGCTTGAGCATAACACCCGCAGTCGCATTCGCATAGTCCTCAACATAACCCTTGGCAGTCTGATGAACGCCCAGCAACATGCTGCGCATAGGAACGGCCTGCACCCAAACATTGTTGTCATCGGTGCCGCTGTCGGCAACGGACTCAGCGTAGAGGTAGAACACGTTAGCGCCGCCGTTTGCTGAATCCAGCTCGGGGGCGTTTTCAATGCGCATCTGCGGGTAAGTCTGAGCGATCCACTGGCGCACCGACTGCGAGCCGAGGCTGTTGTTGGTCGACAAACCATCAACGGCGGCAGAAGAAACGGCCAGAACTGTCTTGGTCTTCATGGCGTCGATGTTGGCACCGCTGCGGGTACGCAGGGCGGCAACGGCGGTGCGGATGTCGGCGCAGATTTGCTCAAAGGTCTTTACTGCCCAAGTCGTGCCGCTGCCGGGGTTGGCAACGTTCACATAGTTCGGCAGGTTTGCATCATTCAGGAAGCCGTAAGTGCGGCCAGCGCCCGAGTTGAAGCCGTAGAAACCAACGTAGTTACGCTGAATTTCAAGAGCCAGAGCGGCAGCACCGCGCTTGCTCTCGGCGCTGTTTACGCGCATACGAGCTGCACGCATATCCTCAAGGCGACCTACGTTCAGACCTTCCTCGAAGCGCACAACAGTCCGGCGCTCAAAGTTGGTGTTCCAGCTCGAGAACGGCACGTTGTTCACGTCACCGTAGGGCTGGGCCTTGCCTGTCTGCTCCAAGATGCCCTGCACGATTTCCTCATCCTCGAACGAGCCAAGGGTGCTGATGCCGACCAGCGTATCAATGTTGCGGGCGCGGGTAATGACATTCACAAAGCCGGGGAGCCATGTTTGCAGGAATTGCAGCGGGGTGCCGATGCTCCCTGTGGTCACGGTGCTTTGCAGCGAGTCCATCGAAAAGGCTGCAATCTGGTGCATGGCCGAGGCGTCAAAGCCAATGCCAATTTTTGCCAGATCGGCAATGTCGCCGCAGTCCTCGGCGGTAAAGCCGATGCCGTCTTTATTCTTGATTACCTGACCAGCGGTAAGGCTGGAGTGAACCTGAGATGATGCGAAAGAAACCATTATAATTTCACTCCTTAGTTAGTCAGTTTAGCAACAGCGAGACCAGCCGCCGCCGGGGTGTACTGCGAGATTACAGCATTGGGAACAAACGCTTTGCCACTGCCAGCAACGCTTGTTGCGGTCGCAGCGCCGCTCGATACGGTTTGCGAAGTGTCGACCGTGTAGGTGCCAGTGCCGCCAGTGCCAGTGCCCAGCGCCTTGATTACGGACTGCGAACCAGAAGCCTGAGTCACAACCGAGCCTACGCCGAGAACGCCACCAGTAATGGCCGAGACGGTGAGGGTAGTCGTTGACTGTGCAGCGGTAAAGGTCGCGACCGGGGCTACGGTGCTGAGAGCGCCCGTGGTGGTGTCATAAGCAACCTTGTCGCCAATCGCGGCGGCTGCCGGAAGGCTCACAATCACTTCGCCCATATCGAGCAATTGGCCGACTACATTGTCGGGGATTGTCAGCGTCGGGGCGAGGGTGCCGGACGAGGTGCCGACCATTGCCTGCTCTTTCGGGCCGATCAAGATGCCAGCGAATGCGCCAGTACCGCCAGCGGCAGCGACGCCTTCGCTTGTGACTGTGAAAGCCCGGCCCATCACGTTATAGGCGGGATCGGCAGAGTCGATGATGTACGGCTTGGAACGAACCGGGCCTTCGTTGAAAAGGTCACCGGGCACACCAAAGCCCTGATACTGATTTACGCTCGATTGAAAAGCCATTTTGTTTGCTCCTTACTTTTCAGAAATGAGTTTGTCGACAACACTGGTACGGCCAGCGGCTTTGGCCGGGCTATAGTGCGGAAGATCGGACGGGGCCGTGCGATTATGCAGGAAGCCATCAAGTGCAATGCGCTCGGCTCCCTTTTCAACCTTGAGGCCCAGCTTTTCGGCGCCGTATGTGGCGACTTCATTCAGGGTCATTTCTTTGTGGTCGAAGGTGCCGATATGCGCGGCCAGCTTGGTAGCCAGTTCATCGCGGGCAGCAACTTCTTTCACCAAGGACTTAATGCCGTCCTTCTTCATGCCATCAAGGGCAGCGGTGAGGGCTTTGACCTGAGAGTCCATAGCGTCCATGGCTTTCTTGTCTTCCTCGGCGCCAACGGCTTTTTCTTCGTCTTCCTTTACAATTTCCTCTTCGCCTTCGTCCTTGGCCTTGGCGTCGGACGCGGAGAGAGCCTTGATGGCGCTGTCCATGGCGTCGAGGCGCTTGGTCAGGCCCGCGATTGCTTCCGCAATATTTGCGGCGTCGGCAGCGGCCTTGGTTTCATCGGCTTTCTTAACTTCCTCAGTCATGTCCATACCTTTCAGGTTTAGGTCAAAAGAATCCATAGTGATAGCTTGGTCAAGAACAGCAACGGCGCACCTCGCTTGGTCGACAAGCGCTAGGTGATTACCACGCAGCTTGCGCTGAACGTACTGGTAATCCTGCCCGTTGTAGGTGCCTGCGACTTTATCGTAGACGCACCGGTAAGCCAGTGATAGGTCGCGCTTTCCAGATTGTATCAGGCGCTTGACCGTCTCGCTGAAAATCTTGAGGTTACCGTATAACACACCGTCGCGAAATGCAACCCCCTCACCGACAACGCCGTGAGTGCCCTTCGACTCCGCCGGGGTGAACCCGTCTTCCGCCGGGCCAAGCATGGTGTGATCGTCAATAATCGGGATCAGTTTAAAGCTGTCGATGGTGGCTTGATTGGATAGCTCCTCAGCCGGGCGGTAAACGTGATAGATTCTATCAGGCTCCGGCGCGCCGATCTGGCGGCCCAAATACGGGAAAACGCCGCTGCGGCTGATGGGGTTTTGGTCAATCGAGACGTATCCGTTTATGTCGGACTTGCGAGCGCTTCCGTCTTCCGCGATTTGATCTCTAATTTGCCCCTGCAAGATAGGCATATTTAATACTCGCCTTTGAACCGAACAACAGGCCGGGAGATACACTTGCAGTTAATCTCAACACCCGGAATATTACGTTCGCCTTCTTCATTTGTTATGGGCAGATTATCCATTCTAAAGATCAGTCCGTCAAGGGCCTCGTGAATAGGGCGCGGATGCAGCGAACCGCCGCTATGCACCCACTCAAATTCTTCGATTCCTATTTTATCGTACCGCTCGAAGTTTAGGTTGCTGTAAATCTTCCTTGTTTGGTCTTCCGCAATCAGGCGCGCA